CCCCTACGACAAGAATTGACTATGGGTTATATTAATGACTACATGGACAGTACAGACAATAAGTTCTAGCACATGGACAACTGTACCTGAAACAGCTAGAGGATATATAGAGACTGAAGATAATTTATTCTTATTAGCTACAGAAGACAACGAATTAATACAACAAGAAGATTTGACAGATATATCAGAACTTGATTATCAAGATACAACAAATACTTCTACAACTTGGACAGTACAATAGATGGCAACTAAAAAGATTTCAGAATTATCGACTACCACGACACCATCGAGTAGTGCGTTATTTCCTATCGTACAATCAAGCGATAACTTTGCAGTAACACTAGCAAATATTGCTGCAAATATGCCTGATCTTACTGCAACAAAACTGACATCATCAGGAACTATAACTGCTAGTGGTGGATTCATAGGAGACCTTACAGGTGATGTTACAGGAAATCTGACTGGTACAGCATCTGCTGCAACTCTTGCTGCAAGTGCTACAGCTTTGGCTACAGGCAGAACAATCGCTTTGACAGGTGATGTTACTTACACATCAGGGTCTTTTGATGGTACAGGAAATGTTACAGGCACAGCATCTATAGGAAGTGGTGTGATTGTAAACGATGATGTTAATGCAAGTGCAGCAATAGCATTTTCTAAGATGGAAAACTTGACTGCATCAAGAGCATTGGTGTCAGATGGTAGTGGTGATGTATCGGTATCAGCAGTAACATCCACAGAGATTGGATATTTAGATGGTGTAACATCAGGTATACAAACACAACTAGATGGCAAAGCATCATCAACTTATGTGCCTACAACAATTACAGTAGCAGATGAATCGACTGATACGACTTGCTTTCCATTGTTTGTTACAGCAGCTACAGGTGATCTAGGACCAAAGACTGCAAGTGGACTTACATTTAATTCAAACACAGATGTACTATCAGGCACATTCGCAGGAGCTTTGACTGGTAATGTTACAGGTAATGCAAGTGGCTCATCAGGGTCTTGCACAGGAAACGCAGCGACTGCTACTGCTCTTGAAACTGCAAGAGACATAGGTGGAGTGTCATTCGATGGTACAGGTAATATAGACTTACCTGGTGTCAATACATCAGGAAACCAAG